ATTCCAAGTGATTCAGCACTTGCATCCCAAAATAACTTAGCTGTAGAGCCTGTGTCTTCGTAAAAGGAGATGTCTCCGTTGTTTTGGACTACTAATCTTTTTGTATAAGTATCACTTGGAGCATTAATACCTGTACCACCTGAAGAAATCTCAAACGCGTTATTTACACTTTCTTGTGCAGCAATTTGAAAATTATTATTACCATTTCCAGTTTGTAAAAATAATTGAGGAGAAAGGTTTGTAATTACAGGATTACCATCAACAGTCAACCCATCCATTGTGGCTGTACCAGTAATATTAATATCACCAGTACCTGTTATATCGCTTGAATTTAAGTCTAAATCACCACCTAATTGTGGAGTTGTATCTTCTACAACATTGTTAATAGAAACAGCTTGTACTCTAGCATCAGTGTAATAAAGGTTAGAGCCTTCTGATAAATCACCAGTGTCTTTTGTTGCAAGTCTTGTATCAAAATCAGTGTTAGCTCTTGCACTTGTATAATATAAATTACTGCCTTCAGATAGATCACTTGTAGACTTGCCACCAAATGCAGAATCAAATCTTGTAGAAGTATAGTAAAGATTGCTAGTGCCTTCAGATACATCATCAGTATCTTTACTTGCTAGTCTTGTATCAAATCTAGCATCAGTATAATAAAGATTAGTACCCTCTGATAAATCACTTGTAGACTTAGCAGTAAAGGCTGAATCAAATCTTGCTTGAGTATAGTAAAGGTTACTGCCTTCAGTTAGATCATCAGTATCATGGTTAGATAGACTAGATACAGTTCCAGTAACATTACCTGTTAAGTTACCCTCAACATTAACTACTAAAGTTCCAAGTGAGTTAAGTGTTATATTTCCTGTAGCACTACCATCTGCTGTAGTAAGACCCATTGTAAATTTATCAACTGATTCATCCCACATAAAGATACTATTATCAGAAGTACCTCTATTAATAAGCATACCTGAGTCATTGACAGGACTTCCTGTAAGACCTGCATTAAGTTGGAATAGGTTATCTTCTATATCTAAATTGGTTGTGTCTAAAGACGTTAGAGTGCCATTAACAGTTAAATTACCTGCTACTGTTAAGCTATCAGCAATTTGTACATCATCAGGTAATGATAGTGTTACGTCTGCTGATTCACTACCACTTCCTGATACAGTGATCTTGTTAGCAGTTCCTGTAATGGTTTGTATATAGTTGCCTGTAGTATCAGTTCCTAATGCAACTGAATTAGCAGCTACAGTATTTGCTTGTATTCCTAATGCATCAACAAATGCTTTAGTTACTCTTGCATCTATAGCTGAATTTGCTCTTGTATCTGTATAGTATAAATTTGTGTTTTCAGTTAAATCAGCAGTTGTCTTATTACCAAAAGCAGAATCAAATCTAGTAGTTGTGTAATATAGATTAGTAGTTCCTTCACTTAAATCATCTGTATCTTTAGATGTAAAAGCAGAATCAAATCTAGCTGATGTGTAATATAAATTAGTACCTTCTGCTAAATCACTTGTAGATTTAGTTCCAAGCCTAGTATCAAAATCTGTATTTGTTCTTGATGTTGTGTAATAAAGGTTAGTAGTTCCTTCTGATACATCATCTGTATCTTTAGTGGCTAGTCTAGTATCAAATGCAGAATTTACTCTTGCATCTGTATAGTAAAGATTAGACCCTTCAGATAAGTCACCTGTATCTTTAGTAGCTAACCTAGTATCAAAATCTGTATTAACCCTAGCTGTTGTGTAATATAAATTGCTACCTTCAGTTAAGTCTCCAGTATCTTTAGTAGCTAGTCTTGAATCAAAATCTGTATTTGCTCTAGCAGTTGTATAGTAAAGGTTAGTATTTTCAACAACAATAGAAGTATCTAAAGTTGCAGTAGTTGATTGATTAGAACCATTACCTATAAATATCTTGCCATTATCTAAGTTAGGAGTAGCGTTACTTCTTCCAGCACCACCTACTTTAATAGAACCATTAACAGCATGACTTCTTAACACTTTACCTATGTTTTGTATTTGTGATGATTCTCCAGTTGGAGCTGTTGTGGAATATTCACCTGCTGTTGTAGATACATAAAGTATTTCACCAACTGATTCATTTGAAGTATCAACATTAATTAAGTTACCCAGTGTAACTATTTGCAAATTAGTATTAGCATTAGCATCTTCAGCAGCTATACCAAATGCAGGCATTTTAGAAGCATCATCAGCTTTTGCTTTGCCTATTGTTGGAGTGTTTCCTGATACTCCTGATACATAAATAATATCTCCCTTAGAAAGTGCTTCATCTGCTTTTGCTGTAAATCTAACAGACCCATCAATGTCTCCAATAAATTCATCAGTTGCAGTAACAGTATTAAATGTAACATCATCAGTTGTAGCTACAGCTTGTCCTATAGCAATACTAGGAGTAGAACCTTCTCCAGTTCCACCTGTTACTGTTACGCCAGTTCCACCTGACATAGATTCAACATAATCACCAGTTGTATCAGTTCCTAAAGTAATAGAGTTAATTTGCACAACTGTATCTATATCAACATTAGTACTACCATCAAAAGATACTGAACCTACCACATCACCTGATAAAGATATGGTTCTAGCTGTAGTTAATACATCAGCAGAATCTGCATTACCTGTTAAGTCTCCAGTGACATTACCTGTAACATTACCTGTTAAGTTACCAGTAACATTTCCTGTTAAATCACCTGTAAATGTATTAGATGCAGTAATACTAACACCTGTAGTAATCCAAGCATTATCAGCAGCATTTCTGATCTTTAATACACTGCTAGATGTATCTACCCATAATTGATGAGCAAATGTAGTTGATGGTTCTGTTGAACCGCTATTAACAGTTGCAATAGCTAAAAGAGCATTGTTTAAATCTGCCCTAAAGCCTGCACCTGATTGGTTTGCTATGTTGTAATCGTGTTGTGCCATAATAAAATCCTATTTTATATATCTTAAATCATTCAGGGATAGTTGGAAATATCACATCAGCAATATTATCAGTTGCTTGTTGTGAAGATGGTAAATCTCTTAATTCCTGTCTATATGTTGACCATTCTTGTTTCTTGGAATCAGATAAGGGACAATCATTTACTTGAGTCCAGTCTGATTCTTTTAATAATTCGTTTCTTTTATTTCTTAATATCTCTAATACATTATCAGTTCTTTGTATTGCTTCACCATTAACAACCTTATAGTCATTAGGCTGATAATCTCCCTCAATAATTCCTTGTCCTTCTGATAGTCCTACTTCATTTATTTCTGCAACAGTAGAGGTTGAATGTTCTATTTCTCCTGTTTCTAAGTTGTATATAGTAAATATGTTCATTATCTTGTGTTATCCATCATTACATTAAGTGAAAGCTGAGTATGATTATATCCACCTGAAAAATATACTCTCCAATAAACTGTAGATTGTGATGTAGATAATGTAGTTATTTGACCTGTATAAACATAAGTATATCCTCTATAAGTACCAGCACTCCAAGAAATATTAGTATTACCACTTGCATTGACCCAAGTGGAATTGTTTAAAGAATACTGAACCCTTCCACCACTCACATCACCAAGCACTCCTGAGAATATAGCTACATAACCTGCATTGTCTCTAACCTGAGTAATAGTTACTGGCACAAATGAAGCATTACTACCTGTATATGGTGATGTTCTTTGCACATAAGTTTGACCATCTCTAGCTAGTGGGAATTTAGTGGCTGCTGTTAAATGACTAACAATAGTAGAACTTACATTATCAAAACTCTTTACATTTAAAGTATCAACATTAATTCTTGCTGAATCTAATTGATCTGTTGTTATCTTGGTAGCTGATATGCTTTGTACTTTATCATTAGTAACAGCGTTACTAGCTATCTGAGTTGTATCTACTCCACCTGATTTAATAATTAGATTACCACTACCATCAGTGTCTAAAGTAACACCATCAATTAATATTTTATCTGCTGATAGGTTATTGATTCTTGCATTATCAATAAGAACAGTACCACCACTAACAACAAAAGGACTAATACTACTTCCTGCATCATTATCTATTTTGAAAGTGTCAGCCAAGAAGGCTATTGTGCTAGTAGCACCAGTTCCTGAATCAGCATTACTATTAAGAACCATTTGTGCAACTTTACCATTTGCATTTAGTTGTAATACATAAGATGCAGAAGCATTATCATTAATGTCAGTTATTGCTGTTGCATTTGTTGTTATAGATGCTGTATTTCCACCAACTGTAGAAGTAAGACTTGTAATATCAGAAGCAAGAGCTGTATCTGCATTTGCTCTTGTTGTAGCTTCTGAAGTAATTGCAGAGGTATTACTATTAACAGTAGAGGTTAAGCTGGTTATATCAGAAGCAAGAGCTGTATCTGCATTTGCTCTAGTAGTGGCTTCACTACTAATAGCAGAAGTATTTGAATTAACTGTAGAAGTAAGACTTGTAATATCTGATGCTAATGCAGTATCAGCGTTAGCTCTAGTTGTGGCTTCAGAAGTAATTGCTGAAGTATTGCTGTTCACTGTAGAGGTCAAGCTAGTTATATCTGCTGCTAAAGCAGTATCTGCATTTGCTCTTGTTGTTTGTTCAGTGCTTATTGCTGATGTATTACTATTAACTGTAGAGGTTAAGCTAGTTATTGCACTTGCATTAGCTGAAGTATCAGTTGTAAGAGTAACTATATCACCCTGAGCTGTAGCTATATTTGTTGTGTTAGTAGATACAGTTGAGCTTAATGAATTATATAAAGTTATTAGTGAAGAATCTCTAGCTTTTACCCAACCATTATTAGATGCGTTTCTAACATACATTTGATTATTATCATCAGTATCTGCCCATAAATCTTGAGGTTGTAATGCAGAGCTGTCACTTCTTGTTGTTGGAGCTGATGTAGATTTTATTAATTGAGTTGAATTAGTACCACCAGCATT